ATGCAAAAACGCAACGTATCTATCGTCTTAAGAGAACTGCTGGACCGCGACCGGATCTCCCCCACGGAGCTTCACCGGCGTACCGGCGTGCCTCAATCCACACTCTCGCGGATCCTCAGCGGCAAGATCGTTGACCCGTCGGACAAGCACATCTCACGCATCGCCGAGTACTTCCGCGTCAGCACCGACCACTTGCGCGGGCGCGCGGCGGTGGGCGCTTTGCGCGATGACGGGCGCGACCCGATGCATTCGGAACTCAAGGACATAAGCCTGTGGGACGACGACACGCCCGTTAATGATGACGAGGTGTCGATCCCCTTTCTGCGCGAGGTTGAATTGGCTGCTGGATCAGGAAGATTCGTCATCGAGGAAAGCGAGAAGGCCAGCTTGCGTTTCGGCAAACGCAGCCTGCGGCATAACGGTGTGCAGTTCGACCAGGCCAAGTGTGTGACGGTGCGCGGCAACAGTATGTTGCCGGTACTGCGCGACGGCGCCACGGTGGGCGTGAATGCCGGCAAAAGCGGCATTGGCGACATCGTTGATGGCGACTTGTATGCCATTAACCACAATGGCCAGTTGCGGGTGAAACAGCTCTACCGCCTGCCTTCCGGGATTCGCCTGCGCAGTTTTAATCGCGATGAGCACCCGGACGAGGACTACAGCTTCCAGGATATCCAGGATGAGCAGATCAGCATCCTCGGTCATGTGTTCTGGTGGGGCATGTACGCCCGTTAACCTTCTTACGTAAGACCAAGCCCGCCAACGAGCGGGCTTTTTTTCGCCTGTAGAAAACCGTCGAACCCTTACCCCACAAGGCTTCAAATGCATTAATGCATTTGGCTGGGAAAAATAAATGCATTTGTGCATTAACTGTATATGCATACATGCATATTCTTCATCTCAAGCCAGCCAACAAGGCCTGGTGGAGGCGGCAAGGATGCTGCCAAGGAAGACAAGGAAGGCACGCAACATCGGCAAGGACGCCATCGAAGCGATGGCAGGGATGCCAGGCAACACCGGCAAGGATGCCGACGCTCTTTAGTTTTACCGCTTCAAAAAACAGGCAGCGATGAACCGGCCTTAACGGTTCAGAGGGTTGGCAACTGACCCGGGTGTGCAGCGTAAAGCACCAGAAGCAGTTATCCGGCAGACAGGGATCGTGGTCGGAAAAACATTGAGGAAAGAACCGTACCGCGCCAGTAGCGCCGAAGGTTCGAGGACATCATTACTGAAAAGCCCGGGCAACCGGGCTTTTTGGAATGCCTACCGATAAATGGATTTACCCCAACAAAGCCGGCACCGCGCCGGTAATGCTCAGCCAGGAGGCGTGACATGACAAACGAGCAGCAAGCGTTAGCGGAAATGCCTATCTGGCTGGTGATCGCACTGGCCGTGATCGGCGGTGTATCCGGCGAAATGTGGCGCGCCGACAAGGAGGGCGCGCGGGGTTGGTCGCTGATTCGGCGCCTGGCCTTGAGGTCCGGGGCGTGCATGGTCTGCGGGGTGTCAGCCCTGATGCTGTGTTACGCCGCCGGCATGTCGATCTGGACGGCCGGCGCCATTGGTTGCCTGACCGCCATGGCCGGTGCGGATGTAGCCATCGGCCTTTATGAGCGGTGGGCGGCCAAGCGCATCGGCGTCAACGAAGGCTCCCGCCAGGACCCGCAGTAACCGTTGCAAGGACGCTACTCAAAATGACGCTTATCGAAAAACCCTCCCAACTGCCCCAAGCCATTGGCGACGCACTGCACGCCGCGTTCCCGGACCTGAAGGTCGGCACTCATCAGGACTTTCAGGGCGCCGAGGATAAAACCGGCGTATTGATCACAGTCGAGGGCAACGGCCCGGGCATTCGCTCCCGCGAAGGCCGTAAGGCCCACGCCTTGGCCATTTCGCTCAAGGCCATGGTCGCGCCGGGTGCATTGCCGTTTGATGCCTGCGACCTGGCCAGCCAACTCATGGACCTGGTGCTGGATAACCGCTGGAACCTGCCGCAGGCACAGTGCGATTTGCCGACGAATATCGTCGCCGCTCCCTCTCTGCGGGCCACTGCGCAAACGGACTACGACACTTGGACCGTTTCCTTCACGCAAACCCTCTATCTCGGGCCGGTGCTGCTCAACGATCCCACAGGCCAGCCGCTGTTTGCCCGCACTTGGGAAGTGTCGAACATCAACGACCCCGATCAATACAAACCACTGGCGGAGTAGCCCATGTTTGACGCGCTGTTACGCCTGCAACTGGGACCGATCATCGAGCGTTTAGTGGAGATGGAAACCCAGCTCGAAGACCTATACCGACGCGCCGATAGTTTCTGTCGAATCGGCGTGTGCCAGGAAGTCGATGCCGCCAGCAACACCTGCAAGGTCAGCCATGGCGACTTGCTCACACCGGCGATCCGCTTTTTCAACCCCAGCGCCGGTGCCCAAACCGAAACCCGCATCCCCACCGTGGGTGAGCAATGCCTGTTGCTCAACTACGGCGGCGGCGAGGGCGGTGCGCAATCAGTGGCGTTGTTTGGCCTCAACAGTGATCGCTTCCCGCCGGTTTCCAACGTGGCGACGCTGACCCGACGCCGCCATCAAGACGGCACCCAAAGCGACTACGACGACGCCAGCCACACCTTCAACTGGGTCAACGGCCCCACCACCTTCAGCGGTTCCCGCGAACAGGTCGACATCAAGGTCGGCGCCGCCCGCCTGACGATGAGCGCCCAGAACATCACCCTGCAAATCGGCGGCACCCGCCTGTTGCTGGATGCCGGCGGCGCGCACTTCAGCGGCCCGGTGGTGGACCACCAAGGACGCGTCATCAGCCCCTGATAAGGACATCCCATGATCGGAATCGATCGAAACACCGGGGCAGCCGTCGATGACTGGCTGCAATTCGTGCAGCGCGCCACCCGAGCGTTGACCACCCCTTTGGGCACCCGCCAGAAGCGTCCGCTGTATGGCTCGATGATCCCGCAACTGCTGGGCCAGAACCTCGGCGACGACCTGCTGATCCTCGCCCAAAGCCACGCCGCCCAAGCGTTCTACAACGCGCAGAACGGCATCGGCGACTTCCAACCCCAGGTCATCGTCGCCACCCGCCAAGGTGCCGGCCTGTTGCTGCGTTTTGCCGGCACCTGGAAAAACCGCCAACAAACCTTCGAGGTCGTGACATGAGCATGTTGATCCCCGGCCAGAACCAACTGGCGGAGCCGGCCATCGTCGCGGTGGATGAGTTCGAACCGTTGCTGGCTGAATTCAAGGCGTTTGTCGTCGATTATGTCGCCACCCGTGCGCCGCAAAGCGCAGCCAAACTCAAGGTCAGCCTCGACAATGAAAGCGAGTTACTGACCCTGGCCCTGGAAGCCTTTTGCGTGCGCCTGCAAACCCACGAGCGCAAATACAATGCGCGTATCAAGCAGATGCTGGCGTGGTGGGCCACCGGCAGCAACCTGGATGCACGCCTGGCCGACATGGGCCTGGAGCGCCAAGTACTCGACCCCGGCGACCCGGCGGCTTTCCCACCCGTGCCGCCGACGTTGGAAAGTGATGACGATGCGCGCCTGCGTTATTACCTGGCGCCACATGCGCCGGCCGCAGGCTCGCGGATGCAGTATCGCCGCGAGGTGTTCACCCTCGGCGAGCGGCTTTCGGTGAACGTGCAAAGCGCGACACCGGGCGTGGTGACGGTCAGCTACACCTTTGATCCGGACGGCTATGCGGCCCAGGTCAAGGATGGCAATGGCCGTCGAACGGCGCCCGGCGAAGTGATGGTCACCGTGCTTTCTCGTGAGGGCGACGGCACGCCGTCCGCCGATTTGCTTGACGGCGTTCGTCGCCATTTCGCACGGCCGGATGTACGACCGGAGACTGACCTGGTCAGCGTGCAAGGTGCGCACATCCTGCCGTACAAAATCCGCGTGGTCGCCAAGATCAACGCCGGCCCGGATTCGGGGCTCACTCAAGTCGCCGCACAGAAACTGCTGCAGGACTACGCAGCGTCTTGTCATCGGCTGGAAGGGCGAGTGGACCCGAGTTGGATTGACTATGCGATTCACAGTGCAGGGGCTGCGCAACTGCAGATCCTTGAGCCTCTGGCGCCGATCGTTGCGACGGCCTTCCAGGCGCCGTTCTGCAGCGGGGTTGAAGTGGAGGTGCGCACGCTATGAGTGAGCGCAAACCGAGCCTGTTACCCGCCAACAGTTCGCCCTTGGAAAAAGCACTGGATCAAGGCTTCGGTCAGTTACTCGAGCGAGTCATGCCGCCGTTTCCCGAATTGATGAACCCGACGCATACCCCCGCCGATTTTTTACCGTATCTGGCGGCTGACCGAGGGGTAAACGAGTGGAGCGCTACTGCTCCAGAGGTCGAAAAGCGCGCAACAGTAAAGCTTGCCTGGCCGACCGCTCGGCAGGCAGGCACGCGAAAAGCGCTTGAGAACGCGGCCAAAGGCCTGCAGCTGATCCCCGAAGTACGGGCCTGGTACGAACAGTCCCCGCGAGGCAAACCTTATAGCTTTGCCATCAGGGCTTTCTCCGAGCTGCCCTACAGCGAAGAAATCGATGCACGACTGGACCGGCGCCTGGCGGAGGCTAAAAGCGAGCGCGACATTTTTACTGTCACGGTGGGTTTGAGCGCGTTTGGCCGCCACTCCATCGGGGCGGCTACCGTCTGCGGTGAGCTGACCACCATTTATCCGATTGTTATTCAAGGGCTCGAAGCGTCTGGCGTGGTCTTTATGGCTGCGGGGCTCTACACCGTCGAAACCGTCACTATTTATCCACAGGGGTCCTAAATGGCCGACTTTTATACCCTGCTGACCAACGCAGGGATTGCTTATGAAACTGCCTGCAAAGCTGCTGGCGTACCGATCAAACTCGCGCAAATTTCAGTCGGTGACGGCAATGGCGCCGTCTACAACCCCGACGCCACGGCCAAAGCGCTGAAGCGTGAAGTGTGGCGTGGGCCGTTGAATGCGCTGTTTCAGGACGAGAAAAATCCGAGCTGGTTGCTGGCCGAGGTGACGATTCCACCTGAGGTCGGTGGGTGGTATGTGCGCGAGGCCGGGCTTTGGACTGATACCGGCGTTCTTTATGCAATCGTTAAGTACCCGGAGTCGTTCAAGCCGGTGTTGGCGACGTCGGGTTCGGGGAAAGAGTTCTATATTCGCTCGATTTTCGAGACCAGTAATGCGTCGCTTGTGACGTTGTTGATTGATGACACGGTGGTCAAGGCGACGCGGGCTTGGGTGACCGGTTATGTGGCTGATGAGTTGGCCAAGCTGGATGCGAAACAGTCGGTGCGTGTGGCGACTACGGAAAATATCACTCTGAGTGCAGCGCAAACAATTGATGGCTTGGCTGTTGTGGCGGGTGATCGGATTCTCGTTAAAAATCAGACAGCCGCAAAAGATAACGGCCTTTATGTTGTAACGAATGCGGCATGGGTTAGGACTAAAGATGCGGACGCCAGTGCCAAGGTGACGTCAGCGATGACGGTGTCGGTTGAGCAGGGTGCGACGCTTGCCGATACGATCTGGCAGCTGGTTACGGATGGGGCCATCGTTCTGGGAACAACAGCTTTGGCTTTTCAGAATGTGACGCAAGGATTCGCGCCGCTCAACTCTCCAGGTTTTTTGGGTACTCCCATGGCGCCTACCGCGCCTAGGTTCAACGTGAGTAACGCGCTGGCGAGCACGGAATTTGTGCAGAGAGCATTGGGTAACTACGGTAGCGTTTCAGTGATGTCTGTCAGTGAAACGTTAACGCCGCAATTTTTCGGAAGAGTATTGCTACTCAACTCAGGTACGGAATTTACGGTAACGCTGCCGCCCTCCAGTTCCGGGCCGATGGGAGGTGTTATTTCTTTTCGAAACGTAGGCACGGCGAACGCGAAGCTGTTGCCATCGGGCGCTGATACGTTAGCGGTTATAGCAACCAGGACGCAGACGAGCTTGGTTATCCCGCCTGGCTCATCGGTGGATTTGGTCTTGCAGGGAACTAACTATTTCATGTCGGGCACGTCGGTATTGAAGTTAGCTACCGAGTTTGCCGCCTCGCTAGGCTACTCCGGCTACAAGAAGGAACCCAGTGGGTTGATCACCCAATGGGGGAGCACCGTTTCGTCCGGAACTCAATCGGGAAACTGGTCCGCAACGCTGCCAATAACGTTCCCAACGGCCTGTCTAAGTGCATCCATTCTAGGAAACGGAGGGGCAACGACGTTCTCTGTTTTGCCGATGACGACTAACGCACTTATGGCCACCGCGATGAACTCTATGACGGGCGAGAAGCTTTCAAATCTTGGTGGGTTTTTCATCGCTGTTGGGTACTGAATAAGGGGAATAGCATGTTTGCTTCAAAAGCTAATCGTGGTTTTTTTGACCCCGAAATTAATGATTTCATACCAGAAGACGCGGTAGAAATTTCCTTGGAAAGGCATGCCGAGCTGCTTGCTGGGCAGTATGAGGGCAAGATCATTGCCTGGGGGGATGATGGCTTTCCTTTGCTGGTTGAGCCTCCGCCACCCAGTGATCAGGAGCTGACTGCCTCTGAGCGCACTTGGCGCGATATTCAATTGGCGGCTACCGACAGCGTAGTGACTCGTCACCGGGATGAGCTTGAGGACGAGTCAAAAACCACGCTCACCGCTGAGCAGTACTCCGAGTTGCAAGCCTACCGTCGCGCCTTGCGCAAGTGGCCAGAGGTTGGCGAGTTTCCCTTGAGCGAGCACCGCCCCCCGGCGCCGATCTGGCTCTCAACGCTACTCCAATAAATGCCCCGCTCTGACGGGGCGTTTTCTTTTCTGGCTGTCACTTTTCGATAACCCAACAAAAAACCGCACTGCGGTTTTTTTTATGCCCGGAGATCCACCTATGGCCAACCGCCAAACCTACACCGTCCTCATCCCATTCCCCACCGGAGGTGGCCATTGGTCCACCGCCGGCGAAGAGCTGGAACTGCTCGACGTTGAAGCATCCGCCCTGCGCACCGCCGGCCGCCTGGAACTGACCAGCGTCCTCAACTCCACCCCCAAGAAGGCTGACTAACCATGGCTGAGGTTTTGAACTTCGAGCACAACGGCATCACCGTGAATGCCACCGAATCCCCCGAGGCCATGGGTGGCCTTGGTGATAACGTCATCGGCCTGGTCGGCACTGCGCCGAATGCCCACGCGTCGATCCCGAAAAACGCGCCGTTCCGCATCAACAGCTTCACCACCCAGGCGCTGCTGGACCCGACCGGCGCTGAGTCGGGCACGCTGTTCCAGGCCGTTTACCAGATCCTCAAAGTGGTGAAGGTGCCGGTCTACGTGGTGATCGTGGAGGAGGGTGCAACCCCGGCCGACACTGTCAACAATGTGATCGGCGGCAATGAGCCAGCCACCGGCCGCAAACTGGGCCTGGCTGCCCTGAGCAGCGTCCCGGAAGACCTGACCATCATCGGCGCCCCTGGCTTCACCGGCACCAAGGCTGTGGCCGGTGAGTTCGCCTCCTTTGGCAAGCGCATCAAGGCCCGTGTGGTGCTGGATGGCAAGGACGCGTCCGTCGCCGACCAAGTGACCTACAGCGGCGAGCTGGGCGGTGCCGACCTCGGCTTCGACCGTTGCTTGCTGGTGCACAACATGCCGTCGGTGTACTCCAAAGCGGCGAAGAAAAACGTGTTCCTGTCGCCATCCTCGCTGGCTATTGCTGCACTGGCCAAGGTCAAGCAGTGGGAAAGCCCAGGGAACCAGGTGACGTTTGCCGAGGACGTTTCCCGCGTGGTCGAGTACAACATCCTCGACACGTCCACCGAAGGCGACCTGCTCAACCGTTATGGCGTGAGCTACTACGCGCGCACCATCCTTGGCGGTTTTTCGCTGCTGGGTAACCGCTCCATCACCGGCAAGTTCATCAGCTACGTGGGCCTGGAAGATGCGATCAGCCGCAAGCTGGTCAAGGCCGGTCAGAAAGCCATGGCCAAGAACCTCACCAAGTCCTTCATGGACCAGGAGGTCAAGCGCATCAACGACTGGCTGCAAACCCTGGTCGCCGACGAAACCATCCCCGGCGGCAGCGTGTACCTGCACCCGGAATTGAACAGTGTCGAGAAGTACAAAAACGGCACCTGGTTCATCGTCATCGACTACGGCCGCTACGCGCCGAACGAACACATGATTTATCAACTCAATGCCCGCGATGAAATCATCGAGCAGTTCCTGGAGGACGTTCTCTAATGTTTACCAACCGTGTAAGACAGGCCATTGCGGCCACCCTTCAAGGCCTGCCGTTGTCCGCGACGGTGGAAGAATTCACCCCGCCGAAGATCGAGTTCGACATGGAAGCCATGTCTGGCGGGCGTTTTATTGCCGAAGAAATGGCCAAAAGCGGCAAGGTGCTCAACGCCACGCTGGTGCTGCAAGGTGCCGGCCCGGAAATCATGCTGGCCCTCGGCGTGCGCTTGGGTGACGACATCCTGCTGAACGTGCGTGAAGCCGGCCAGGACCAGGATGGCAAGACGTACTTCACCTATCACACCGTCGGCGGCAAGTTGAAATCCCTGCAGGAGGCGAAGCTGAAGATGGGCGACAAGGCCACCACCACGCTGGAGCTGTCCTGCCGCACGTACAACCGTTTGGAAAACGGCATTTCGGTGATCGACATCGACGTGCGCACTCAGAAGTTCGTGCTCAACGGTGTCGACATTCTCGGCGATGCGCGCCGCGCCGTATTGATGCCTTAACGACGACGGTGATCTGAAGTGGGCACAGTCAATGTGGGCGCCGGGCTTGCCCGCGATGCAGGCTACTCGGTGTGTCTGGTGTACCGAGGTGATGCCATCGCAGGCAAGCCAGCTCCCACATTGACCGTGCTCGCCCTTAGATTTTCAAACACGCACTACAAGGAATTGCCCCATGGCCTGGATGCCACCGCTGCATAGCCTGCTGTCTCCGATCACCGCCGACACCGGCGCGACGATCCAGCAGGTTCAACTCAAGCCGCTGTACTACGCCGCGCAAAAAGCCGCGCTGGCCCGGGTCGGTGATGACGAGGACGACCAGTTTTTTGAACTGGCGAAACTCGCCACCGGCCTGTCGGAAAAAGAGCTCGACCAACTCAAGCGTCCGGACTACGTAAGCATCGCCCAGTACGTGCATGAAATGTCGACGCGCCCTGCGTCGTTCTTCCTGGATGCGCGCGAAGAAGCGAGCCACGACCAACCCGTGCAATTGCTGTTGCCCCTCGACGCTGCTGGCCGCTCGCTGACCGAACTGTCCTTGGAAATGCCGGCCCTGCGCGCCACCAAAGTGATGAAAAAACTTGCCACCAACAAAGAGCGCGCCGAGTTCATCACCGCTCATTGCACCGGCCTGATGATCCCTGACCTCGCCGGCCTGACCGTGCCCGACTGGACGCAATTGCAGGAGCGTATCGATGATTTTTTAAATCAACCGGCGGACTTCTTTCGGCGCGCGACATCGAAGTGATCCTCGATGTGGTGCCGCTGATTTACTCGGTCAATGAGGCGGAAATCCTCGACTGGGACGCCGGCAAAGCATTGCGCCGCTACGACATTGCGATCACTCGCCTTGGCGTTAAACAGGAGTAAGCGGGATGCAAGAGACTCAATTTCAGACCAGGCTTGCTCAGCAAGATAAGCGCTGGATGCTCGGCGATGCGGATCTGGGCAATGTGCTGGCACCGTTTTCCGCACGCCTTGCCGCGCCTCTCAGTCTGAATGCTGCGCCGCAGCCGCAGCCGCAGCCGCAACCACAGCCGCAGTCGCAGTCGCAGCTCAGCTCGGCACTGGTCACCGTCAGCGTGGACATCAACGCCTTGACCCTGGAGCAAGTGCGGCTGCGAGAGACACTGGAAACGCTGAACAGTACGTTATTCATTACAGGCGCTACGCTGGCGGGCACGGTGGGCGGCACCGTTACCAGTGAAGCGAAAAATACATCGAAAGGACAAGCACCTGCCGACGAATCCTCACTCATCAAGTTTCTCAAGTGGTCGGGAGAGGGCCTGACGGATTCGTTCAGAACCAAGGTTTCAGACAAGACCATTGAGGGCACGCTTGGCAGAGTTCCCGGCATAGGTGCGTTGTTCAAGGGCGCCAGCAAGGGGAATGATGGCTGCTGCCCAGGCGTCAGCGAGGCGCTGCGTGGGCGTGAGCGTTTTGGGCCCAAAAACACGCCGGCGCGCAAAGGTGCGGGCAGATCAAGGTTAGCGGGGTGGAGGAATACCTCCAGCAAAACAACCAGCGGGTTCACCGCGACGGTGCGCAGCCTGTTCGAGAAGGTTGGGAAGGCATTTGAAGGCCCGCGATTGGGCTTTCATAGCGGTGCATCGACTCAAGGGGTATCCCCGCGTCCGAGTCAGCCGCCCAATCGGCTGGGGGCCAATGCCGCGCGCAATCTGGTGCCAGGCAAGGGCGTCGGATTGATTGAGGCGTTGGATCGCGGCTTGGTCCCGATGCCCGGCCAAGTGAGCGCGAATCCGCCCCAGCCTGCGTCACCCACGCCGTTGAACCGTGCCGCGGGTGCTGTTCCCAGCGTGCCAGCGCCGGCAACCTCTCGGCTAGCGAACGCCATGACACGGCTGGAGTCAGTCGGCGCCCGCCGCCTCGGCCCGTTGAGGTATGCCGACACCGCCATCAATGTGATCCAGGGCGTACGCAATGGCGACGCAAAAGCTGTCGGTTCAGGCCTGAGCTCAGCCGGTGGCGCCTGGGCCGGAGCCTCCGCCGGCGCCGCTATCGGCACGCTGGTTTTTCCGGGCGTCGGCACGGCTGTCGGTGGCGCCATTGGCGGCTTGCTTGGCAGTGAAGCGGGCGCCTGGCTGGGCGATAAATTGTTCAGCTCAAGCGATCGCTTGCCTGCACCCGCTGCGGTGAGCAAAGAGCTCAACAGTGCGCGCACAGACAACGTGCAAGTCACCCTCGCCCCGAGCATCCAGATTACGGGCGTCAACCCCGCCGATGCCCAGCACGTCGTCAACCAAGTGATCCAGGCCCTGCAATTCCAATGCATGCCGATGGTCACCGACAGCCTGGGGATTCGGCGCAACGCGGCACTGGCCGATCCTTCAGGAGGTGATTGATGCGACAACAAATGGTCCTCGGCGACTTTATCTTTGGCTTGTCCCGAGGCTTTGCCTATTCGTCGCTGATACGTACCAGCGACGGCGGCTGGAGTGACCTGGCGATTATTGCCAGCAAGTCTCAGTCGCGGCAGAGCGGCCAGAAGCTGGAAAAACTCACGTTCAGCGGCATGGCCATGTACGCCATCGGTATGCAGCGCCTGGACGAATTGCGTGCGCTGCAAAATGCGCGGGCGCCATTGCCTCTGGTCGATGGCATTGGCCGTAACTGGGGCCTCTGGCGGATTAATTCGGTGACGGAAACCCAGAGCAATGTGATCGACGACGGCACCGCCATGCTCATGGCCTGGACTATGGAACTAGAGGAATTCGTCAATGCGTAGAGTACGTAGTATTGCCGGTGATTCGGTCAACCTGTTGCTCTACCGCGAGCTGGGGCGTTGCGATGACGCGGCGGAAGAAACCCTCTGGCGCCACAACCCCTTACTGGCCGAATACGGCCCGGTACTGCCGGCCGGTGTGTGGGTGATCGTGCCTGAAATGCAAGCACGGCCTGCTGCGGTGCGGCCTGTTCTGGCCTGGGATTAAGGAGGCTGCATGGCACAGGGATTCACACCGATCGTGGAGTTTTACGGCGCCAACGCGGCGCTGCTTAATCAACGGCTGATGCACTGGAGCCACACTGACGCTGCCGGCATTAAGGCGGATCGGCTGGAACTGACACTTAATATTGAAGGGCTGGAAGGTTTGCCCACCCTGAGCGGCAGGATCGGCCTGCGTGCTGGTTATCTGGAGTCGGGGTTGGTGGAAAAGGGCGAGTTTGTCGTCACCCAACGTACCCCGGTGCTGTTTCCCATGCGCTTGATGATCGTGGCCACCGCCGCGCCCTTCAGTGTGGTCGATGCCACGGGTTACCGTCAGCGTCGATCCGCCAGTTACGGTCCGACAACGCTGGGCGCGCTGTTTCGTCAGTTGGTCAGCCCTCACGGCTTTTCACCACGGGTGGCACCCGCGCTGGAGGGTATTGCGATCGCGCACATCGACCAGTCCAACGAAAGTGACATGGCGTTCATCTCGCGCCTGGCCAAACTCTACTCGGCGGTCACTAAACCCTTTAACGAGCTCTATGTGTTGGCCGAAGCCGGCCGAGCCAATTCGCTCTCCGGCCAGCTACTGCCGCAGGTGAAGCTGTCCGTGACGCAGGACAACCGCCCCGGTGAACAAAGCTTCATTACCGCCAAACTCGACGAAACTTCCCGCGCGAAATACGCGGGTTGCCGCGCCAGTTGGTGGGATGCCGGCGCTGGCAAGCAGCGTGTGGTCCAGGTGGGAAATGCGCCGTTCAAAACCTTGCGCCAACGCTACCAGAACGAAGCCGAAGCGCGCGCCGTTGCCGAAGGCGAACTCCGTCGTGTGGGGCGTGAAGATTTGAAATTGCTGATCGATTGCCCAGGCAATCCATTGTTGGCCGCCGAAGGGTTGTTAGTGCTCGATGAGAGCTGGCCGTCCTATATGCAGGGGCGCTGGTCGATAAATCAGGTGGTTCATGTCGGCGATCCAGTGACGGGCTATCGCAGTTCAATCACGGCGTATGGGTTGTCGACATAGAGGTTTTTGAGGGTAAAACCAATGCTGATAACACTCCCACAGTTGCTTGGCGTTATGCCGGATGCCCGCCTTAGAGCGGGCGTTTTTTTAACACCCTTAAATGTGGCGTTCGTTCGTTTCGAGATAAACCGTGCAAAGCGCATCGCCGCCTTCCTCGCCCAGGTCGGTCATGAATCCGGCGAGCTGCGCTATGTTCGCGAGCTGGGCAGCGATCAATACCTGAGCAAATACGACACTGGCACCTTGGCTGCCCGTCTGGGCAATACCCCCGAGGCGGACCAAGACGGCCAGAAGTATCGGGGCAGGGGGCTGATCCAGATCACCGGGCGTCGTAACTACCTCGCCTGCAGCCTGGCGCTGTTTGATGATGATCGCCTGCTGCGCCAGCCCGAGCTGCTGGAGCAACCGCAGTGGGCGTGTGAGTCCGCTGCGTGGTTCTGGCAGAGCAACGGTTTGAATGAGCTTGCTGACAGGGACCAGTTCACCACCATTACCCGGCGCATCAACGGCGGGCTCAATGGCCTGCAGGGCCGTTTGCAGCTGTGGGCACGGGCGAAAGCGGTGTTATGCGCCTCCTAGAGGCGGGCCGCTGGGGGGGCGTTTTCCTACTGATGGCGGTGGTATGGCAGGTGCAGGTTTGGCGTTATGGCGTCCAGCTTGAGCAGCAATCGGTTGAGCATGCCCAGGCACTTAGCCAGCAACGCGAAGTGTACGTGCATCAACAGCAGGCAGAACACGACAAACGGCTGGCCCTGGAGCAACAACTCAGCGCGAGTGACCAACAACATGCTCGGGAGTTGAGCGATGCCCAACATAACCAAGCTGCTCTGCGCGACCGCCTGGCCACTGCTGATGTGCGCTTGTCAGTCCTACTCGACGCCACCGACCCCGCCAATGGCTGCCCTGTGTCAACCGCCACCACCCCCGGCGGCGTGGTTCATGCAACCGCGCGAGCCCAACTTGACCCGGCGCATGCTCAACGAATTATCGCCATCACCGACGACGGTGATAACGCCCTGATCGCCTTGCGTGCCTGCCAGGCTTACGTGCGCGCCGTCGGGCGTTAGCATCTTGATCCAGTCTGTGGCTTGCGCGAGCGATTTGCTCCTGTAGGGTAGGCGAATCCCCGCCGACATCTGGAGACGACC